TACGAAGAACCTGACACAGTGTGGCAAGGGGATCGAGATATGGCACATAAATATCTCGACAAGGTATTGAACATCATTGAAGAATATAGATACTGATTATGAAAACCCATGGATCTATTTGGGCACTCCCTTTGATGGTAGCCTTATTGGGGACCACTTTGGTTTTGTTTATAACATTACCAATCTCACCAACCAACGACAATACATTGGGCGAAAGTATTTTTGGTCTTTCCGAACACCAAAAGGAAAAAAGAGAAAAGTAAAACAAGAATCTGATTGGAGAAAGTATTATGGGTCTTGTCCAGAACTTAAAGAGGACATTGACAAACTGGGTAGACAAAATTTTAGTAGAACTATCATCAGCCTTCATAAAACGAAGGGCAAAACTAATTTTGAAGAAACGAAACAACTCTTCGGAAACAACGTTCTTACCGAATCCCTTGACGACGGAACCCCTTGCTACTACAATAGCAACATCCTCTCAAGGTACTTCCGAAAAGATTATTATGGAAAAGACGACTGAAGACATTGTATGTCACATTCGTGAGTGGTCTCTAGAACGCATCTCAGAAATCCATGAAGGGGTTGCAGGCAAGCAACATGATAATGGCGAACTAGATGACGCCTATGCCATCTACCAGGAGTTTGAGGAGTGGCTTGAACCCGAAGGAGATGATATTGAACTCCTTTCATTGGAAGAACAATAGAGCGCCATACAGAGCATTACAGAGGGGTCTTAAGACCTCTCTTTTTTTATGCTTGACAATACTCTGATTGATAAGTAGAATTTGGCTTGTCCGGTTCCAAGGGGAGCTATAAGTATTACTTAAGTATCTAAGAGATTTGACATTCTACTAAAAATACTGTATATTATATGAGTGGTTGAGAAACCACTGCGGTAACTTCCTTATTGCCATTGGGAGTACGATCACAATCTGTGATTAGTTTGCCCCGTTAGCTCAGGAGACAGAGCACGAACCTTCTAAGTTTGCGGTCGGGGGTGCGAATCCTCCACGGGGCGTTGGGCATTGGAAGAGACCACCACCACCACCTCCTCTTTCATGTAAGGCCCACCTATATGCGGAATTAGTTTAGAGGTAAAACTAAAGGTTTCCAACCTTTCGTCACCAGTTCGATTCTGGTATTCCGCTTGTCCTCTTTATACTATGGATCCTGTAAAAATCTTACTTCTAATATCTGATTTGGAAGGAAGTTATCATCACCTCAAAGTAAATGATTTTGATGATGACAAAGATACTATCAGAGAAATGTGTAATAGATATTATAAAATGTATTTCAAACTTTGTAAGGATCAAGGAAGAAACCCATTTGGGTGACTTAGTTTGATTTAAACTTAACTAAATAAAATCACTCAACAATCCGTAATTATGATTATTGTAAGATGTAAAGAATGTAACACGGAATTAGTAAGTACTAATAAGTTGCAGGCTTGTAGTTGTCAAAACAAGATGACTTTGATTGATAACAAAGTTGGAGCGGTTGATCTTGATAAAGTTGTTATGGTTTCTTATGATAGGGAAGAAAAAATTGATAGTATCTTCTCTCGTTCAGAACTTTTGTACCAAGAAGAACGTAGGAGACGTAAGGTCAAGAGATTGGATTTTGAAGTCCGCTAATGAAAAGTTTGATGATCCACTTGGTAGCATTCTGGCAAGTGGTAGTAATAAATTGCTTTCAACCAGTTAATTGGAAGTATTGTTATCGTGTGGATCAATGGTTAATTCCAGAACTTGTAGAAGGGTATCAATTATGGTCTGGAAAAAAAAAGATTTATCAATCTGAAAAAGAATTTTTAAAGAAGGTTGATCCTATTAGTATTAACAAATACTAATAATATTTGTTAATTAGTGTATCGTCTATATACAAATATAAGTTAAAACCTATGTTACTGTTTTATCTTCTTATCGTAACATTCGCAATCTTAATTGCATATGCTGGGTATGATGAAACCATGCGATTAGTTTCTTATCTAGATCTTTTGATCAAATATCAAATTATTAAGGTGAGAATGTACTTCATGCGAAGAAGACTTCGCCATACATTAAACCTAGATCATATACAACTAATTAAGGATAGAAACCATGGATCTCAAACTAGAGAGGAGAGAGTGCCCTAAATGTGGGGCAGTTTGGATTAATGGAGGTCATCGATGGTCAGGGACGATGAATAAAGGCAATGAATTAGATCTTGCCGGCCTTGTCTGTAACAAATATGCAGATAATCAATGCATTAATCCAAGTAGAGGAATTGACGGAGGAGAAACTTGGGAATGGAGAACGGGATATATAGATGGAAAAATTGAAGAACGCAAAAAAGTATTAGATGAGCTCAACAAATTTGACAATGACTAATGTCACTAAAGTAGAAGTGCAGGAGATGATTGATGATGCTATACGAAAACATAATCGCAATGCTGGAATTATCAGTATGTGTGTTGGTTGGGTTGTTCTCGCACTTTTTGCTGAGGGTCTTCTTCGACTTATCGGAGTGATTGAACCTATTTTTCCATGGTTAAAAATCACACTACAGTAAATCCTTTTAATGAATTATGAATCCAGTAATTTTAATTGGTTGCTTCACACCACTGGTCATCATTTTTATAGTAATGAAACTTGCGGTTTGGGTATCTGCTGTTAACGACGAAAGCAATTATGTCGGAAAAGAACCTTTTAGAAAACGAGGACCCTTCGTGGCAGATGCATATGCAGATGTTGATGAAGAGGAAGAGGAATATGGAGATCGCACAGATTATCGATGAAGCGATTAACGAATACTATTCGCTTCATGATAAACCTGTTCCAAATTGGAGATATATAAAAGACGCAGACTGGTGGATCCAGTATTTAAAAGATATGGGTGTTGACCCAAGGAATCCATAATGCATCAAGCAGCACACTTCGCAGCACTAGTTCTCAATAATCCTTTTGGAATTGGAGCACTCAGCCTTTCATTAATTGTTGTTCCTATTATAGGGTTGCAACTTGTCCACAAATATGGATGGGAGCACTGGGCACCATTTGACAGAGGACATAAGTAGAGATATAATGTCTGCATACATAATGGCAAGATGCAATTTTTTTCTGTGGAATACTGGCAGGAGAACTGGGAAACTCTCATGGAGAGAGTGGAGAATGGAGAGACCATAGGTGTAGAAAACGATAAAGGGGAAAGAGCAGTGATGGTTCCAGCGGATGATGAACTCATACGCATATACACAGACCACAACGAAGGATCCTGAGGGACTGCCACAATATGCTACACTTTGGAGGTAGTTAGGAAGAGTTCCTAACCGAGCTGGTTTAGCAATTTGGTAAATGCAGCGTTCTCATAAAGCGCCTAAAGTGGGTTCAATTCCCACAACCAGCATGGCTTCCTCACAGAAAGCACTCAGACAGAACTCTGACTGTCCTGTTGACCTTTATGGTCAAATCACTTATAATACTAAGGTCAACAAACGGAACAATGACACTGACTACTAAGTTCAAGAAAGATATCCAAACTCTTAGGGGTGCTGTAAATGGTGATTTCTTCCTGGATGTGAAGAATCCGAAACTTCTCAAAAAGGTCCGTCGTTATTATGAGAACAACGGAGTCGTCTTTTCTGGCGATCCTCTTGATGATTATGATATCTTGATGGAACAAGTCGCTGTTGATCTTGAAGCGGTAGAAGCATGAAAGTCCTTTTAGAACGTTTCCCTTATCGTTATGTTGAGTGTGGCACATTAGAAATTAATGGTATGCCAGACTACCGCATTCAGAAAGCAGATAGTTGGACAAAAAGATACAGTGATATGTATCTTCTTGATAATCAGATGCAACTTTTTTCGTCGATTGAAGACCCAGAGTATACTAAATGGTTAGATCCATCTGGTGTACCATGTTATACAACAGACTCGGTAAGTCGTGTAAACTAGCCCTGTCGGGATGGTCATTAGACCCCTGCGTTTCTTAGTTCGTAAAACTAAGTGGTGGAGTCATCAGACCCTTCTAAAAACTAAATAGTCCAAGAGTTATTCTTAATCAAATGTCAACACAAGGAAAGGCAGCAAAATCTGCATCTGGTGCAGCGATGTCAAAGTATGACGTAGAAGTCGAAGCAAGACTTCAAGCACTTGAATCTCATACACATCCCGATAAGGGTACTAGTGGTGAAGTAAGTGGAGACTTAGCAGAAATGATCAAAGAGGTTTATGCCTGGTATCTTGACGCTAGAACAAAAGTCTAAGGTTTCTTGCTTCCTAAAAGTAAGTGGCGAGCCTGCAAAACCCTCAAAGACCCTTGACATCAAGGGTCTTTTTTAGTATCATATATAAGAAGAAACTTTTTATTAATGTCTGAATATAGTAAAACAGCACTGGTTCTAGGTGCTGGTGGCTTTATTGGAAGTCATATGGTCAAGAGACTTCGTGCCGAAGGATACTGGGTGCGTGGAGTAGACTTAAAGTATCCTGAGTATTGTGAAACTGAAGCAAACGAATTTATTCTGGGTGATCTGACTGATCCAGTTTTCGTTAGTCGTGTTATTCGATTTAAAGGATTTCAAGGGAACTTCTATGCCAGTGTTCCTGATAGATATCACCTTTCCTTTGATGAGATCTATCAGTTTGCTGCTGATATGGGTGGTGCAGGTTTCGTCTTCACTGGTGAGAATGATGCAGATATCATGCATAACTCTGTAACTATTAATCTGAATGTTCTTGAGGAGCAGCGTAAGTTTAATGAGACAGTAGAACGTACTGCTAAAATTTTCTACTCTGGTTCTGCTTGTATGTATCCTGAGCATAATCAACTCGATCCTGATAACCCAGACTGCCGTGAAGAATCTGCATACCCCGCAGCACCAGACTCCGAGTATGGATGGGAGAAACTCTTTAGTGAGCGTCTCTACCTTGCTTACAATCGCAACCATGGCATCCCTGTTAGGATTGCTAGGTATCACAACATCTTCGGTCCTGAAGGAACCTGGGACGGTGGAAGAGAGAAGGCACCAGCTGCAATCTGCCGTAAAGTTGCTTTCCTTCCGCAGCAAGGTGGAGCAATCGAGGTGTGGGGAGATGGCTTACAAACTCGTTCCTTCTTGTTCGTTGACGAATGCGTTGAAGCAACTTTCCGATTGATGCAATCAGACTTTATGGGACCAGTCAATATTGGTTCTGAAGAGATGGTGACTATTAATCAACTGGTAGATACTGCTGCTAGAGTTGCAGAGAAAGAAGTTACTAAGATTCATATTGATGGTCCTCTGGGTGTGCGTGGTAGGAACTCTAACAACGATTTAATCCGCGAAAAACTTGGATGGGACTATTCGCAAACACTTGAAGAAGGGATCCGAATCACTTATAATTGGATCAAAGAACAAATTGAAAATACGAAAGGAAACCTCTGATGGCAAAACTTCAAAATGCAATTAACCTTCGTCCAACTTTTGAGGACTTTGGTATTCAACACTATGTCGAAACAGGAACCGGTGGTATTTTAGATTCATACGGCCAAAATTCTTTACTTCAAGTATCTCAACTACAGAAACCTGATCTGACGATGCATTCGATTGAGATCCTTGATCGTATTCATGACGAGGCAGTAGAATACTTTAAAGATAACGATCATGTAGTGATGCACTTGGGTAATAGTCACGATGAACTTCCTAAAGTTATCAAAGAACTAGATGAGAACCCTGCTTTATTTTTCCTTGACGCACACTTTCCTGACTCTTATCGTGATGAGTTTCATCGTGAGGTTATTCGTGATGATCCTGACTTTATCAAGATCCCTCTGGAAGGAGAACTACGTATCTTGTGTCAGAAGCGCGACGTAAGCAAGGACATCATTGTTATCGATGATATCCGTATCTACAAGGATGGTCCTTACGAGAACGGAAACTTTGAGAACAAGACCCTGCACGGTGGAGCAAACCTGGATTTTGTCTATGAACTGCTTGATGACACTCACATTATCGTTGAGTCTTATCTGCAAGAAGGCTATCTGATCTGCTTCCCTGTTTCAACTGAAGAAGAAAAAGTTCGTAATTATGTTGTTGGTGCATAATGAGACTTCATAATTGTAAGTATGTGGTTGCTAGTGGCACCACAGGGAGATATGCTGGATGTGACCTTTTGGCACATCCAGAGGTAGATGAATTGTATTGTCTTTGGAACTGTGGATTCTATTCTAATGAATTCCAAGTCTTCAATTCACTTCTTACTCTTTTAAGTCATGGTATTATCCCAGAGAGGATTGATTACTCTCTGGGGTTTCGTCATTTCAAGAAAGATCCAGAGCAAGATATCTATCCTGACTTCCATGAGATCAATCCTAAGGTAGATTTGGAATTGTATGCAGGTGTAGAACTTCCAGATTCTAATAAGTTTGAACCAAACCTTTACGATTTTCACATCTACAATCAGATCACTGATAGATTTTTTGGCCCTAGTAAAAATGTATCGAATAAGATTGATATCTTAACTAATAAGTATTTGCTTGATCCGGATAAGATGATCTCCGTTCTTTATCGTGGAACTGATAAATCAACAGAACTTGTTCTTGCACACCCCCAAGACTATTTGATTGTAACTCAGAAGTTACTTAAAGAGAATCCAGATTTCAAGGTTCTTCTTCAAACAGATCAAACTCAAGTCATTCAAATGTTTGTTGAGGCACTGGGTGATAAGGTAGTCTTCTTTGAAGAAACTCCAAGCACTACATCCAACAGTGTGATTTGGAATCTGATGGAGAAGAATGGTGCAGATAGTATTGAATGGTCGCAGTGGTTTGACGCTGCTCTGCGATGTGTATCTGATTGTCGATACATGGTTAATCATACTGGCAATGTTGCATTCTTTGCAAACTTGTATCGTGGTAGTCTAGATGGCGTTTATCAATTCAATGAAGTGGGGACAATAGATCTTGAATGATGTAAATGAAATTAAAGCACTAAGTCCATACAATTGGAATACTAAAGAATACTTCTATAAGACTATTGATAATGTATCTATTGGTGGACTTTGGTTAGAGTTTGGAGTTGCTACTGGTAGAACTATCAATATCATCTCAGAGAAAGCAGTGGGTGAAGTATTTGGATTCGACACCTTTACAGGCCTTCCAGAAGACTGGGGTGATGGTTGGCAAGCAAAAGGCGTGTTCTCTCAAGATGGAAAACTTCCAGAAGTTAATAGTAACGTTGAATTAATCGTTGGATTATTTCAAGATACTCTAGAATTATTTTTAGAAGAATATCCTCATCCAGCTGCATATATTCATATTGATTGTGACTTGTATTCTTCAACCAAGTATGTTTTGGATCAATTAGAATCCAGAATTGTTTCAGGAACAGTTATATCTTTTGATGAAATTTGGAACAATCCAGTTTATCTTGATAGTGAAATGAAAGCATGGACAGAATTTGTAGAAAGAACTAATATAAAATATAAGTGGATTTCCCGAACATCGCATGAACAAGCATCATTGATAATCTTATGAATAAAGTACCTGACTTAGTATTTCATCATCACACATCACTTGGTGATAATTTTATCTGCAATGGTATTGTCCATACTTATGCAGAACAACTTTGCGATAGACTTCATATTCCTATCCATCGCAAGTATCAAGAGACGATTGAGTGTCTCTATCAAGACTTTGATAATATTATTATCGAGCCATTTAATGATGACTGGGCAACTCTTGAGCGAGAGATGTTTCCTTGGGCACAAGATAAAGGGTGGCCTGTTGCCCGTATTGGATTTGAGAAGGTTGTCTATCGTCAACTAAAGAGAGAAAATACTCCTCCAGAATTCTTTGCTGTTAACTTTGATAGGCAGTTCTATGAAGAAGCAAATATATTATTCAAAGAACGCTATGATAAGTTCATCCTTCCTAAAGATATTCCAGGATCTGATGAAGTCTATGAAAACTTGACTCAGGGTGAAGATGAGTATATTATTGTACACAAAAACTCTAGTGCAGAGGGAGATTATCCTATCGACCTCTGGAGTTGGAGACGCAATCAGATTGGTGCTATTCCTGACACTAAGATCATTGAGATTGGATTGGGGCAGACAACTAATATGTTGGCCTATATGAAACTGATTGAAAATGCAAAAGAAATCCATTGTGTTAATAGTAGTTTCTTCTGCCTTGTAGATAGTGTGGCGAAGAGAATTAAACCAAATCTCTTCTATCATGATATTCGTATGAATAACATCACACAAACAAACTGTGCCGCTAATGGCAATCGTTGGTTTATTATTGATTATCCATTTAAGAAATGAAAAAGATTGCAGTATCAACTTGGTGTACTGATGACTATGCGGTACATCTTCGCCCAGATAAACTAAAAAAACTTGTAAATCATTTTCATCCAGAGATTGATTTTCATATTGTAGATACATCTCAGACTGAAGAAATCAAGAAAGAAAATCCTTGGATGCTTGCTGAGACTATTAGGTATCCTGATTGGATGATGGTTATGTCTTGTCTTCCCTTTGTGGAAGATTATGATATGGTCATTCATATGGATGCTGACTCTTTCTGTATCGGCAGCCTTGATCGCGTGATCAACTCTGAAGCAGAATTGATTGGTGTTCGCAACAACAATCCATATGGTAAGGCAGGTGCTGCTAGTCCTTGTGTGAGTCCTTTCTATGCTCCCTATGGAGACAACGGAACAATCGGTGTCAATGAGTTTTTGAATGCAGGTTTTGTTGCATCAAACGACAAGTCTTTCTGGTATGAGTGGAGAGACTTTAATAAGTTTGTTGCTGAACAGAGTGATGGTCGGACCTTTACTTACCAACCATGGCCCATGATTCGTAACGAACAAGATACTTGGAATCACATTTTCCATGCTAAGGAAAAATACACCAGTGAGATTGTAGATAGAGACGGCAGTGGTGTTACCTATGGCATTTATAACCAGTGGGGACAGACTGATCATTGTGAGAGTTGGAAAGAACTCTATATGAAGGATGGAGAAGTCTATATTGATCATCCTCTGACTAAAGAACCTTTGAGAACCAGTGTCCTTCATGCTGCTGGTGTGGGAACTATGGAAACTATTAAGGAATATGGTGACCAATATCATTGGTTGTATGGTATAATTAGTAAAGATGTTGCCGATCACATTCGTTCTATTGTAGGAGACTGATGAAGCAAGTACAAGATTTTTTAGAGTCTATTTCTGGTGAGGAAGGACTCTACCCATATATGGCAAATCGCAGGAAGTTTATTCCTGGAGAATCTCCTGTCTATTATTCTGGTCCATACTGGGACAATAGAGAGATTGAAACTATCTTTAATTGTTTTCTAAAAGGTAAATGGTTGGCTTCTGGCGAAGAAGTTAATAAGTTTGAACGTCTTTTCTCTAAAAAGTTTAATAAGCAATCTTCTTTGATGGTGAACTCTGGTAGTTCTGCTAACCTGGTTATGCTTGCTGCTCTGAAGAAGCGGTTTGGCTGGTCTGACGGTGATGAGATTATTGTGTCTTGCGTTGGATTTCCAACCACCATTGCTCCCATTGTTCAGAACGGTCTGAAACCAGTCTTCGTTGACATTGACTTCTCTGACCTGAACTGGAACGTAGAAGAGATTGAAGATAAGATCACTACAAGAACTAAGGCATTGTTCTCCTCTCCTGTTCTTGGTAATCCGTATGATTATGATATCGTTCTGGATATCTGTGATCGATACAAACTTGAACTGATCTCTGATAACTGTGATACTCTTGGTAGTAAATGGAACGGTCACTATCTGACTGATCACTCTATTTCTGCTTCTTGCTCCTTCTACCCTGCACACCATATCTGCACGGGTGAGGGTGGTATGATCTCTTCTGATGACATAGATCTGATCAATCTCTCTCGCAGCATTGCTTGGTGGGGACGTGACTGCTACTGTGTGGGCCAGCAGAATCTTCTGTCATGCGGAACTTGTGGTAAGCGATTTGATAAGTGGATTGAAAAGTATGATGGCATCATCGACCACAAGTATGTGTATTCTCAGATGGGATACAACTTGAAACCAATGGACTTCCAAGGTGCTATTGGTTCCGTTCAAATGGAGAAGCAAGATGAGATCCATCGTCTCCGTCGTAAGAATAAGAATGCAATTCAAGAATATCTTGAGAAGATCCCTGGTGTCCGTAGTGTAAATGAACTTCCTCAAGCAGAGACAAGTTGGTTCGGTGTTCCTATTATCTGTGATAATGCAGAGATTAAGAATGGATTGACCCAACACCTGGAAAAGAACAAAGTTCAAACCCGTAATTATTTTGCTGGTAATATTCTGATGCACCCTGGATATAGTCACCTTGACTACTACAAGAATTACCCCAATGCATGTAAGGTTCTTGATAACGTATTCTTTGTTGGGTGTTCTCCTACCATCACAGAAGAAATGATTGACTACATTGGAACTGTAACGGCATCATTCAAACTATGAGAGTAGCAGATTATGTTATTGACCAGATTTACAAGGCAGGTTGCGAACATATCTTCCTTGTAACTGGTGGCGGAGCTATGTTTTTAAATGATGCAATTGCTGCTCATGAAAAAATTGAACCAGTTTGCAATCATCATGAACAAGCATGTGCAATGGGTGCAGTTGCATATGCAAAATATAAAAACAGTTTAGGTGCTGTTTGTGTTACTACAGGATGTGGTGGAACCAATGCAATTACTGGTCTTCTAGATGCATGGCAGGATAGTGTTCCTGTTATTTTTGTGTCTGGCAATGTAAACAGACCACATATGGCTCCTGCAGGTGTAAGAAATCTTGGAGTTCAAGAAGCAAACATTATTGATATTGTAAAACCAATCACTAAGTATGCAACTGTGGTTGAAGATCCTGAGATGATTGATGAGGTAATGAAAGATGCGATTCGTATTGCTACTCATGGTCGTCCTGGTCCTGTATGGATTGATATTCCTATGGACGTACAGGGTGTTGAATGTTTTAGTATTGAGGATGCAATAAAGAGGGCAAAGAGACCTTTGATTCTTGCTGGTAACGGTATCAACTGTGCTCAAGCAAGAGAAGAGTTTAAGTTCTTTGTTGATCAAACAAACATTCCAGTTGTTACTTCATACAATGGTGTTGATCTCATTTCCTCTGATGATAGAAACTATGTTGGTAGAGTTGGAGTAAAGGGAACTCGTTCTGGTAACTTTGCAATGCAAAATTGTGATCTACTTCTTGTGATTGGTTGCCGTCTTCCTGTTCCTGTGACTGGATATAACTATAAAACTTTTGCTAGAGAAGCAGAAGTTATTGTTGTTGATATTGATAAGGATGAGCACTCAAAGGATACAGTAAAGATTGATAGACTTATTAATCGTGATGCAAAAAACTTTCTTGATCTTTATTGGTTTGATCGTAGCAAGAGTGATTGGAATTATCTTTGTGAAGAGTGGAAAGAAAAATGGCCAGTATGCCCTACAGAAAATCCATCTGAAAAAGTAGATCTCTATTACTTTATGCAATGCCTGAATACTTTGAAGAGAGATGATGATGTTCTAATTTCTGATGCAGGTTCTGCATTCTATGTTTGTTCTCAAGCAACTACAATTAAAAATCAACAGAGATATATCACATCTAGTTCTCAAGCAGAGATGGGATTTACAATTCCTGCCTGCATCGGCGCTGCATTTGCCAAAGAGGGAGATGTAATTGGTGTAACTGGCGATGGTTCTTTTATGATGAACCTACAAGAACTTCAGACTATTAAACACTATAACCTCCCTATCAAGTTGTTTGTATGGAATAATGATGGATACCTCTCTATTCGCACAACTCAAAAGAAATTTTTTGAGGGTAGAGAAATCGGAACAGATGCTGAAAGCGGTGTCTCTATCCCAAACATTCGTGATGTGGTAAAGAGCTTTGGTATTGATCACATTTATGCTGATGCAAAAGGTTTAGAACATGCAGTTCAAACTACTCTTGATTGTAGTGGTCCTATTGTATGTGAGGTTCTTTGTGAGAGATGGCAAGAAGTTGTTCCTACAATGCAAGGTAGGAAAAATGTAGATGGTACGATTAGCGCACCACCTTTAGAAGATATGTATCCTTTCTTGTCAAGAGAGGAATTTTATGATAACATGATTATTAAGCCCTTAGACTAATATGCCTGCTGATAATAAAGACAAGGTAACTATTCTAAAGTTACGCAAACAAAAACAGAACAATGTGAAGACGGTCGGTGTAACTGCCTATGATTATCCGCAGGCACTTATGGCAGATAATGCTGGTGTTGATTGGATTTTGGTTGGAGATTCTCTTGGCATGACTACTCTAGGATATAAAAGCACTATTCCTGTTACCATGGATGATATGCTCCGTTCTGCTAGAGCAGTTGCAAGAGGTTCCAGTCGCGCCTTTACTGTGGGTGACTTGCCTTACATGTCGTATCAGATCTCTAATGAAGAAGCAGTCAGAAATTCTGGTGACTTCATTCAAGCAGGTATGGATGCAGTCAAGGTAGAGGGTTGTATGGTAGAAAGGGTCAAGGCAATCTGTGATGCGGGTATCATGGTGATGAGTCACCTTGGTCTGACTCCACATACCCGTGCTAAACTTGGTGGTTATCGTGTTCAGGGTAAGACTGCTGATCAGGCAAAGATTATTCTTGATCAGGCCCTGCGTCTTCAGGATGCTGGTTGCACGTTCCTTCTGCTTGAAGGTATGCCTAGAGAGTCTGCTGAGATGATTGCAACCAACCTTGAGATTCCCGTATATGGTATTGGTGCAGGTGACAAAGTTGATGGCCAACTGGTTATCATGCACGACTTGGTTGGACTCTTCTGGGAGTTCAAGTCTAAGTTTGTGAAGCGATACTGTGAGGCAGGACAGATGATCCAGTCTGCTCTTACTGATTATGTGAGTGAAGTCCGTGATCTTAAGTTCCCTTCAGAGGAGAACTTCTATGCAATCAAGGATGAAGAACTAGAGAAACTTCTTGGACAGGGAGCAGGTTGGAAGCATGATAAGTAAGAAAATCTTCTTCACTGGTGGTGGGGGCTTCATTGGAAAAGAAGTCATTCCACTTCTCCGTAAAGATGGATATGAAGTTGTTGCTCCATCATCATTTGAATTAAATTTTACTGATAATAATTCAGTTATAAAATATTTTAATGAGCATGGATTTAATTATCATGCAATCGTTCATGCTGCTGTTATAGGTGGTCGTAGAACTAAAAAAGATGGATTGATTACCTATCTTGATAATATGCGAATTTTTGAAAATATATTTGCATATTACAAATATGTTGATCGTTTTATTAATATTGATAGTGGTGCATCTCTTTTTGATTCTGGAACTATACCTATAGATCCTTATGGATTTTCTAAGTATTGTGCTGCTCGCAGTGTAGGAAGCATTGAACGTGGTATTAATTTAAAACTCTTTGGTTGCTTTGGTATCCATGAAGACGATCATAGGTTTATTACAACAGCAATCAAAAACTATATTAACAAAGAACCCATCATTATCTTCCAAGATAAGTTGATGGATTTTATGTATGTTAAGGACTTTTATAAGATCTTGAAGTATAGTTTAGAATGTAGTCCTTATCTGATTCAAGCAAGGCCGCATATGATAGATTGTACATATGATCGTAAGTTTTATCTGAGTGATATTGCTGAAATGATTAATGATTTGAACAGTTATACGGTTCCAATCATTAATGAATCTAAAGAAAGGGGGGAACCCTATTGTGGAAAGTTTAGTATTGATCTAAACTATATTGGATTAGACCAAGGCATTTATGAACTCTACAAAAGTCTTTGTTAATGGATGCTTCGATGTTTTGCATCGAGGCCACTTTGAACTAATTAAATATGCCTCCAGTTTAGGAACTCTAACTGTTGCTCTAGATACGGATGAAAAGGTGGCGAAAGCCAAAGGACCTAATAGACCAATTTATCCTTTATATGATAGAGTCTATCAAATGACATGCCTTAGGGGTGTTGATATGGTCCTTACATTTAATAGTAAAGAAGAGTTGGAAAGTTTAGTCAAGAACATTGCACCTGATATAATGGTTGTTGGTTCTGATTGGGAAGGAAAGGAGGTAGTAGGATCTCAGTATGCAAAACAAATCAGTTACTTCAAAAGAATCGGTGATTACTCCACTACAAAAACAATTCAAGGTTCTTCTTATCGGTGATAGTTGCATAGACCAGTATGTCTATGGGACCTGCGATAAAATCAATCCAGAGGCACCTGTTCCTATCCTCAAGTATACGAGGGAGAAACGTGTTGATGGAATGGCTTATAATGTCAGGAATAACCTGCAGGCATTTGGTCTGGACGTTACTACAATCACTCAGGAAGAGAGTATCTTCAAGACACGATACATTGATGAGCGATATAGTCAGCAGATACTGAGAGTTGATACTGAAGGAGAAATTAAACCTTTGGGTTACGATCTCCCGCAAGATAGATTTAATGCCCTTGTCATATCTGATTATGATAAGGGATTTGTCACATCTAAACGATTGTTTGAATTGGTTGAATGGTTTGATGGTCCTATCTTTATTGATAGTAAGAAGACAGTTCTCCCAGTAGATAGTGCCTTTATCAAGATCAACAATTACGAGTATGACAAACTAGAAAATCAGAACACTGATAACCTGATTATCACTAGAGGATCCAAAGGAGCAGAGTATCGCGGTACGCTATATCCAGGGGAGAAGGTAAGTACATACGATGTATGTGGTGCAGGTGATACTTTCTTGTCTGCTTTAGTTTACTTTTATCTTTTGTATGGTAAAATAGAAACTGCTATACCATATGCAAACAAAGCAGCATCAATTGCTGTATCCAACTTTGGAACTTACATATTAAATACACAGGATATTGATGAGATACGTCATAGACATTGATGGAACTATCTGCACTCCAGGCCTCACGGAAGAGATGCGATATGAACAGGCAATGCCAATTCAGGATAGAATTGATAAAATAAATAAACTATATGACGATGGTCATACCATCGTATATCTCACTGCCAGAGGAATGGGTAGGTATAAAAATAATGCAGACCTGGCAATTAAAGAATTTTACGAATTTACAGAGATACAACTAAGTTTGTGGGGATGTAAGTATCATCAATTATTCTTAGGCAAACCCTCTGCAGACTATTACATTGACGACAAAGGGGTACACTCTGATGACTTCTTCGGAGATTAAGTTCGTCCCCAAAGGATGGGGGCATGAAAAATGGATCGTTAATAACGATGAATATTGTGGCAAACTTCTTTTCTTTGAAGAGGGGAAGAGATGCTCTTGGCATTATCACAAGATTAAGGATGAGACTTTTTATCTTCAATCAGGTAAACTTCTTTTGTATTACGGAGACAACGACAGTCTGGAAGGTGCAAAAGATCTTATCCTAACGCCAGGAGATAAGTTTCACATCTATCGTGGCCTTAGACATCAGATGATTGCTATCGAACCATCTGAGTTATTTGAATTCTCAACACAACATTTTGACGAAGATAGTTATCGCGTATTAAAAGGAGACTGAAATGAATTTTGACATTAAATTGATGGAGGGAAATCATCGAGGTTTCCTATCCAACTTTATTACTATTTTGACTAGTTATAGAGCATTAGAGAAGGCAGGAGTAGATCTGAATAAGGTCTGTGTCGATCCTTCAATGTTTATGCTTTATGGTGACCCAAGCAACTGGTTTGATCCTGATAAGGTATCTGACGATGCTTCACAGATAGCAAATACGCAAGATCTATTTGATTGTGATTATCCTTGGGGAACGTTTAGGGACTTTGATTTAAATAAATACCGAAAGTACATTCCCTTTAATCCTAGAGTACAGGGAATTCTTGACGCAATTCCAGTAGAAAAGTATGCAACTTGTTTGGGCGTACATTATCGTGGGACTGACGGTGTGGGTCACACTGAGTTTGTTGCTGTTGAAAAATATCTGAAAGCAACTGAAGAAGAGTTTGCTACTGGAGATTACGAGGCAATCTTTCTTGCCACAGATCAGACCAATATTGTTGATATCTTCAGAGAAAAATTTGAAGGTGTCGAAGTATATTGCTATGACCATCAAAGGACCATGAGTAATGCTGGCCTGCACTATTCCATTCAGGCACAACCAAACTCTCCTGAGAGGATTTTGGCTGGCGATGAGGTTCTTATTGATGCAACTACCCTGTCAATGTGTAAGACGATGATTGGAAAGTCTTCCAATATTACTAATTATGCACGTATCCTCAATCCATTTCTAGAGACCTTGTATCAAGATCTGAATACTAGTAATGATCATGGAGACCATCGTGACTTTGATGAAAACTCAGAGAAGTTCCCGCAAATTAGAACTAAGGACATTCAACCGTTCATCTTTAATTGGAGAGGCCAGTTTGAAAAGTCTTGTGTGATTGAAGATTCTCTAAAAGAAATATTTGGCGAAGTGACTGTCATTAATAGTGATGAAGAGAATACTCGCGAAGGTTGGATTGATCTTGGGGATGAAGCATACTTTACGATGCAATTCCGTCAAGCACTAGATCTTTTAAAACCAGACAAGAAAGTTTTGATGCATTGCCAGGGCGACACTGTTTTTGATAATTATAAAGAACTTGTCAAAGATGCAAGAAAGTATTATAATCTATATGAGTGGGGGGTATATGCACCAGACGTAACAAACGTTTGGTACACTCCAGAGCACACCGATATTAATGGTATTGAATCTCAAGATGAAAATATCAAGATGGTTGCCTGTACTGATGAGACGGTATGGTTTGTGCATAGAGATGTCATTGACGAATACTATGCAAGAGGCCTACCCGAAATCATGACTCACCAACGAATGAAGATGGGCTGGGGATGGGATCTAGTGATGAATGGTATTTCTTTCTTAAAAGGTAGACCAGTTATCCGTGACTATGCCCACCAGATTCAACATGCCAAAGGAACCAACTACAATAAGAATTCTGCAGGCGAAGAGATGGGAGGACTTTGGAATAGTCTTCAAGACGATCTGAAAGAATGCATCTCTTATATTAAAGGAGATAGAGAAAAACTGACTAAGTACTTTTGATAATGGATAAAAACAAATCTGCTTTCAAGTTAGAGGGAATTCCTCATATCTACTGGTTAAATCTTGATGCTGATGACAATCGTCGTCAGTATATGGAACAGCAATTTGAATACTGGCAAATTACAAATCATACTCGCATCTCTGGATTTGATGGCCGTGAAGATGATGTCGCCTATCATCTTAAAGGTAAGGTTCCAGACAACATTACTTCTGGAGAACTTGGTTGCTGTTTGAGTCATATCAAAGCAATCAAGCATTTTTATGAGGAAACAAATGACGATTATTGTATGATCGTTGAGGACGATGTGAGTTTTGACATTGCTCGATACTGGAACTTTACTTGGAAAGAATTCTTTGGTCTTGTCCCATATGATTGGGACTGTCTTCAGTTGACCACGATTTGTACAGGAGATATTCATGTCAAACTACATCTTAAGTTTATCAATGACTTTTCTGCAGCAGTCTACTTGATTTCTAGGCACCATGCTGCTAAGATTGTTAGGAACCATGTACGTGGTAGTAAGTTTAAACTAGACAATGGGGTTAAACCAAGAGCCGTGTCTGAGGATGTTATCCTTGAGACTGGTAAAACATATACAATCCCATTGTTTTTATATAATTTAAATTTTGGTTCTACAATACATCAGGAACACATTGGCGTGTTTCACAAAGGCCCACATGATGCTCTCCTGAACTGGTGGCAACAGAGTGGCGCTAGTATTGACATTCGAGATCATATGAACTATGATCCATACTTGGGCCGAATTACTGAAAACTCTGCTGCAAAACAAGCAGCAGAACAAAATTCGGAAAACCCACCAACTTGACAGGTCTCAAAAACCCTGCCATTATAAATACTTAACCTTTTGTCTTTCAGGCAATTAAAGTAACAAAAGGTTACAAACAGAACCAAGTCGAGGTTCTTTTCATCCGTAGGTTAATCTCTACGAGACACAATAGGTAAACAAAATGATTAAATCTGTATTCGCAGCTGCTGCTGCTCTGTCCATGTCCGCAGGCGCTGCCCTTGCAGGTCCATATGTTAACGTCGAAGCCAACTCCGGTTTCACGGGATCCGATTATAACGGTACAAATACCGATCTGCACGTAGGTTACGAAGGAGCAATTGGTGAGAACTCTTCTTACTACGTCCAAGCAGGTGCTACCGTGCTCTCTCCTGACAGCGGTGAAGGCGATACCGTTCCCTCTGGTAAGGCAGGTCTAGGTCTTGCATTGACCGATGCCCTGGGTGCATACGGCGAAGTCTCCTTCGTCGGATCTGGCGATGCTGACATTGACCGTGGTTACGGTACTAAGTTGGGTCTGAAGTACAGCTTCTGATATTCAATATAAACACATAAACATCTAGATGTTATAATGGGGGTGCGACGGCATCCCTCTTTTTTTATGAAAAATTATTTTCTAAAGATGATTACTCATCCAGCAGTCCATTATAATGTGCTTACTATTGGACTGCTCATCACAATAGGAGCATTACATAACCATGCTCACTTTACAATGGATAAGGACGCGGATGCCTATGTGAGGCAGTGGTGTAGATCATCAGCAGAAAACAAAAAGACCTGCATCAGTTATGGTGGAGACATGGATTATTGACTTGACAGGTCTTTAGATTTCCTATATACTATGTAAAGAAACATTACGGAGTGTAACATGACTGTAACAACTGAAGACGGTGGACGCACAAACATGTATGCCACTGAGCCTAGAATGTATATCTCTGAGACAGACGCAGAGCGTTATGGATATGAGAGTTATGCAGAAAAAGCAGAGAAATTGAATGGACGCACTGCTATGGTTGGATTTGTTGCTGCTGTTGTCTCTTATGCTTTCAGTGGTAGTGTATTTTTCTTTGGTGTCTTCGGATTCTGACACTTGAAAATTGTCTGCTATAATAGTGGAATAGATATGGAGAATAGCAAAAAGTAATATGCCAAACCCCAATCAACTCTACGAGGACATGCAGAAACTGGATGACATGTACGAAGAACTTCTCTGGCATCCAGAAGACGAGCTACAATTCTCTCATGATGGAGAGAAAATTATTATTTACAACAAAACTTTGGAGCAAAACAAATGAACGAAAACGCAGAACGCATTAACGGTTGGGCAGCAATGCTTGGAGTCATTGCCGCAATGGGTAGTTATGCAGTCACAGGCCAAATTATTCCAGGGGTATGGTAAATGCTAGTATTCGCATCAGGTTTGGTACTTCTTTTTATTATTAATGCAGTATTATCTGATATTGATATTGACGATGACAATGACGGACCAGGTGGTGGATTGATGCAACCAGTTTACGCACCGTCATCTTCTTGACAAACAAAACCGAATAAACTATAATCAAGGGGCAATACGCTCCTTTTTTTAATGTTCCGTCGTTTAGCTGCCCTAGTTGTACTAGGAATCCTTGGTGCATCCTGTGCATCTAAATCTGCATCAATTAAAAATGATGCTCCTGCAGTTCCTGAAGTTTCTGTAGTTCCACACGAACCTTCTTGGCACTGTCTTGAATGTTCTCCAGAAGAAAAATATGTTCTTAAACAACTCCAAGAGCAAACAAAAATTTATGATAAGAATGCCCTTGCTACGTTGATGGGTAATATTAAACAAGAAAGCAAGTTCATCGCTAACATCTGTGAGGGTGGTGCTAGGGTCTCTTATGAGAACTGTCTGTCAGGTGGGTATGGTTTAATCCAATGGACTAGTATCGGACGCTATAGGGGTCTTGGTGATTTCTGTAAGAAGTTTGATTGTGATCCATCATCACTTGCAGGTCAGGTTCGCTGGATGATTAATGAACCAATCTTCCAACGTGTTCTTCCTGAGTTTGAGGGTAGTGGTCAAACCATCTCACAGTACATGGTTCCTGCTTACTACTGGTTAGGATGGGGCATCAAAGGTAACCGCGAACTGTACGCTTATGAATACGAAAATAAAATGGTACTAGTATGATTGGTGACTGGAGATACAGTAAAGAGAAACTTGAGATTAGAGAGCAGGCTCTCCTCATTTTGTTAAGTAGGTATGGTACAGAACTTGACAACACAAAAAAATCAAAGTATACTAACCAGTCTATATACGAATGTGCCCATGACTGGGTATCCCAAGGTAATGTAAATTGTAATGGCATTACCAAATACTACGAGGCTTATTATGCAAAAAGTAATTAATGTTTTAGCAGTTCTTTCTTTTGTAGGAACTGCGGGTATCGTCGGAGGCGGTGCTGCACTATATCTTAATAAAGATTCTATTGTTGAAAATATCAAATCTCAAGTTGCATCTGCGGCTGCAGAAGCAATCTCTGGAGCACTTCCTGGAATGATGGATTCCGCAATGCCAGAACTCCCTAGTGCGACTGGTGGTGCCATAGGTATGCCTGCTTCTACTGGTGGTGCTCTACCACTTCCTACAACTACTGGACCTTCCCTTCCTTTCTGATATGAAAAAAATTATTATGGCCTTGATGGCAGCATGTCTTGCTGCTCCTGTAATGGCAGATCCTATTGGAAAGGATGACTACTATACTAATCATTCAATGGGATGTATGCTTCTTCAAGAGTGTACTGATGATGTAGATGAAGTATTTTCTCTTTTAGATGTTTCTTCTCAGTATCCTAATACTGAATCATTTACTCCAGTGGCAAATGAATTTAACAACATGCTTGTGTCATTGAACCAAGTGGGTGTTAAAGTATATCTTGCGGACGAGAAGTATTTTCCAGTAGGACATCGTGGTGTTTATCATACTGTGAGTAATAACTTCTTCTTGAACAAGGCATTTATGGGTCGTCCTGGCACACTGATGTCTGTGATGCGACATGAAGGATGGCATGCTGCCCAAGATTGTATGGCAGGAACGATTGATAATAGTTTGATTGCTATTATTTTGCCAGAGGATCAAGTTCCTCCCATGTATCAAAACATTGTAAAGAGGACATATATACTTCAACCAGGTGCAATTCCCTGGGAAAAAGAGGCATATTGGGCAGGACATACTGAGGGCATGACTATGGCAGCACTAGAGGCATGTGCTGCTGGTGAGATGTGGAATGTATATCCTCCTACTCCATTGACCAGAGAGTATCTAATTAAAGAAGGTTATATTTCTAAATAGAAATGCGTTGCTCCACATGGAATGCCAGAGGAAGTAAAAAAAGAAGAAACCAAGAAGAAAGGTATTCTTGGAAAAATG